GCGGGTGCAGTAACAGTAAGTCAACACCTTAACACACCTTCTTCAAACGATAAGCTGATCAAGTTATGTGAGAAGACTTATGACCAGCTGTTTGCCGCTGGTGAACTTGAGTACGTAAAGCTCAATGATGTCGAGGCATATAAAACAATCTACAAAAACAAGTTTGGCAGCGAGCCAAAAAACGTCTAATCAAATCCTAACTATCAATCATAGTCCTGTTTAGGGCTTCATTTAAAACAACAAGAAAGTAATGAAACACTTAAAAATTTTGCTATCCTTTATTGGATTCTGTCTTATGATCTCCCCAGCGACAACGGCGTTGGCGCAAACAATGGACGTTAACGCCTATGCTGTCGGCAGCGCCGCTACTGCTGTCTCAATTCTAGGGTACTCCCTTTTGTCAACGCCTGCTCCTGGTCAGGTTGCTGGTGTAGAGGTTGAAGTCTGGGTTAACTACTTAATCGAAAGGTTTTGGAAAGACAACCAGTTCCTTAAGCATGTTTACCGAGACGATCAGTTTGTATTAGCTGGCAAGGTTGTTCATATTCCGCAGATTGGTGCAAAACCTGAAGTGATCAAAAACCGTAGCCTGTTTCCAGCAACTGCTGTGGGCAGAACAGATACTGAAGTCAACTACTCTTTAGATGTGTATACGACAACCCCAACACATATTCAAGACGCTGAAAATCACGAATTGTCATACCAAAAAATCGAGAGTGTTTATGGAGATCATGCTGCGTCTTTAAACGAGACTATTGCAGATGATACCATCATAAAATGGCTTACAGGATTACCTGGCAGTGCGAAGATGCTTACCACTGGTGGTTCTACGGCTGCTACTGCTGACGATGCTACTGGATTAAGAAAGCTATTCCTTCCAGCGGATATTCGTAGGGTGATGACAAAGTTTAATAAGGACGGAGTACCACAAAATGACCGCTATATCATGCCTTCTGCTAACATGCTGGATCAACTGATCTCAAGTATGAGCGACACTCAATATAAAGACTTTTCGAGCTACCTGGATGCTAAAAATGGTGTGATCGGTAAGTTCATGACCTTCACCTTCCTGGATAGAAGTTCAACTGCTGTAGCTGATTCAACAAATTCGGTTAAGGCGCTTGGTACTCTTGGTGCTGCTGGTGACAACGAGACAACCTTGCTGTGGCAAAAGGATTCCCTTGCGGCTGCAATCGGTGATGTTAAATTCTTTGACAACGTGAATGATCCACAGTACTATGGTGACATCTATTCTGCTTTGATGAGAGCTGGTGGTCGTCGTCGTAGAGCTGACAACAAGGGTATTGTTCAACTGACTCAGGACGTAGCTCAATAGTTAGGTTAAGTGCCGGCGGGGACGGCTCAAACCGACCCGCCTAACCTTCAAATCAACTCCAAATGAAATTTATCTATAAAATGCTTGCGTCATTCGACTACCATAGCTTTTCCGAGTTGGGGCTGAGTTTAATGCCTAGCGCAAAATATCGGATTACTATTATCAGCATGGCGACAAGCGTTCTTTTTCCAGCGATTGACAGGGTGTTCGGCCTTGATGCATACGCGTTCTTCTTTTTGCTTTTGGCATTCGTCTCAGAGCTAACCAGTGGACTTATCGCAGCACACTACCGTAATGAGGCAATTAGCTCAATGAAGCTTTCCAGGTTCTCCTTCAAGGTCTTCTACTACCTGGTTCTTATTGCGCTCCCTTATGTCTTTTCAGTGAGCTTTCAGGCTCATGGTAAGACTGCTGCTGCTGTGATTTTCGATTGGATACACCTGTTCTTGTTGGCTGTGATCATTCAGGAGAACATAGTAAGTATCCTGGAGAACCTTGCTGTAATCAGCGGAAAGGATAAAACTCACTGGATTAAAAAAATACAGGAAAAACTAGCAACCCTATTAGGATGAGCAGAGCTGCAAGAATAATCGCTATAGCCAGTAAATACATTGGCAAGCTTGAAAAAAAAGGAAACAAAGGGTTCTATGACCCTGAATTTGAAAAGTTGTTAAAGGCCGTTGGCTTCTACGTTGGTGCTCCCTGGTGTGCGTTTTTCGGGAAAGCTGTTTGGAAGCAGGTTTATGCGGATCATAAAGGTATGAGCGCTGTGATCAATAGCTGCTTTACGGGCGGATGCCTGGACACGCTAAGACGTGTTGAAGCTAACGGGACTTTGTTGACGGGTGAAGAGCCTAGACCAGGAGCGGTTGTGATCTGGAGGCATGGACGTGGAACAAGTGGACACTTCGGGATCGTCGAAAGTGTGGATGCTAAGAACAACACCATGACCACCATCGAAGGCAACACAAATGCATCTGGTAGCCGTGAAGGTGACCGGGTTGCCAGAAAGCTTCGGACGATCAACAGGCAGTTCCGTGAAGATGGGCTAAACATCGAAGGTTTCATTTATCCCTTTGAGCTGTGAGAGCCGCTGTTATCCTGATCATCGCTGGAGCGGGGTTGTCTTTGTCGCTTGCTGGTTGCGGTATTCGCAAAAAGCAGCTTGATAAGCATCTGGAGGAAGTAAAGACGTATGAGCGTTTGACCTCCAGCAACACCAAATGGCTTTTGACAAGCGAAATATATGGTGACTCTCTCACTGGCTACCTGAATGTAGCTGACTCCAGCGGATCAGACAGCACGGAGATTGAAAGCAACGGCATAAGGCTTAAGATCAATGTCACCGGTGGAAAGATCGGGACAAAGGTGAAAGCCGATGCCGTTGCCAAACCGGTAGCCCGTTCAACCTTATCTGGAGAGTCGGTGCAGTCTGATCAGGAGAAGACTGAGCAAAAGAAGTCCGAAAGTAAACAAGTAAACAAAACCGTTAACCGCTTCAATGGCTGGTTTGTCCTGGTGGCTCTTATAGCTGTAGCCTGGTGGATCATTAGCCTGGTAAAAGGAGCAAAAAAGTAAACCCATGAGTAAAGAACGTGCGGAGTTAGTGGCAAAGGCATTTGCTCAATACCCAAAAATAAAAGTGCTGTTTATGACAGCGGATAACCAGATGTTTTCTGACGACAACAAAGAGTGGGCAAATGCTCATGCGAAAACCCTGGATGATAAAGCTATTGAAGAGTTTTCTCGACCAGCAGGAACTGCTAAGCTTGATATCGAAGTGCCTGCACCAGTTCAAGCTCCGGATGAAAAGGAGGCTGCTAAAGCTGCAAGGGTGGCTTTGATGCCTCGCTATGAAGAGCTGTTCAAAAAGAAAGCAGCACCACAGTATGATGCAGCTAAAATGCAAGAATTGATCTCTGCTGAAGAGAGCCGCCTTGCTGCTGAAAAGGCTTCGGCGTCCGAGTCTACTGAGAACAACCAGGAGAACGTCTAACAAATAAATATACTTAAAAGGCTGCGAGTTTCGGAGCCATTTAAAACCCTTTTAAATCATTTAAAACCCAATAAAATGGCTAAATTTTCATACGGACTTAAATCCGGCAAGAGTGGTACTACAGATGCCCAGACAGGCTTGGGAACTGCTTTAGTAGACATCGGTCCTGTCTTGAAAGACACGATTGAACTAAACGAGTCTGATCCGAACCCAACTCAAATCTTCTCCCAACAGAATACGAATTCACCGACCGTCATCCTTCCAGGTGGGACCGTTGAGACGATTGCCTTTTCTGTCATGGATACCAGTGCTGCAAGTATGGCCAGATGGTGTGGCGGTAAAGTAACTACTGTAAATGGACGTGCTAAATGGGGCAAACCGTTGTTGCCAGTTAACCTTGAAGGTTCCTTTGAATTCCTTACAGATGATGGAGCATTAATCGAGGTGCCAAGAGCACATTTCTTTGGTAAAAAAGTGTTTAAAATGGCAGATAATGCTATTTGGGTAATCGAGGTTACTGTAACGCCACTTGCATCTAACGTTGCAAACGTAGATGCGGTTATGATCTCTGATCCTGAAGCAGAAGCGTAACAATGGAAAGGCAGATCGAAAAAGATGCCGCCGACTTACTATTAAATAGGCGCAAGAAATTACCTGTTCCTGCGCCTATTTTCTTAAGGTGGTTCAAGGTTAAACACATCAACTTTTGGGTTAAGAGCGGCACCTATGGTACTGGAATGCGAAGAAGCAGCTATTATGCTGGCACCGGTATAAAGCAGGAAGAGCTGGAGGACTGTAGTGTTGATGAGGCCACCAAGTTGTTTGCCCTGCATGGAGATGCTATTTCAAAGATGATTGCAGTGTCCATACTCAATGGCTGGATTAGCGGCTTTCTTTTTACCAGGATGCTTGCCTTTTACCTGCGATGGAATGCCGAACCTGTGGAACTTATGGGCGCGTGTAATTGGTTGCTTTTCCAAGGCAGCACAAAGGATTTTATCAATACTATCAGATCGGCGTACCACCTGACGGTAACGGCACCGACACTGAGCCAAAAAGCGAAAGGGAGTTAAGGCCGTACGGCATGCATAGCCCATTCGGAACATTATACCCCATCATCGAAAAAACAGGCTGGTCATTACACCGCATACTTTGGAGGGAAAGCTGGCTAAAGATTCAGCTGATCATGGCTGATGCTCCAGGTGTAAAGATGGTCAAGGTTGAAGAAGAAGTTAAGCGAGATACAAAACAAGGTTTATTAGCCCGCCACGGCAAAAAGTAACTCATGGATAATTTACAGGAAAACGTTGATTTTATACTGAATGGTGACGAAGTAAAGCGTCAAACCGCAAAGATCAAAGATGATATTGCTGGTGTAGGCTTTACAGCTGAAAAGGCGGCTAAGTACGTGGAGGATAGTATTGCTTCCGTTGGTAGTCAGCAGGCCAAAATGAATGACCAGGTTAATAAGGCTGGTGGCCTGCTTGCAGCAAATGCAAAAAGGGCATCCGGTAGCTTTAATGGCCTCCAAAACAGCATCAATCAAATCTCCAGGGAACTTCCTGCCTTTACCTATTCTGTTCAGACCGGCTTTATGGCAGTATCGAACAATATTCCAATGTTGTTTGATGAAGTTGCAAAGCTTAGAAAAGAGAATAATGAGCTAATTGCCTCAGGTCAGAAAGGTAAGAGTGTAACTGGTCAGCTGGTTTCTTCCCTTTTGTCCTGGAACACCGCGCTGTCATTAGGTGTTACGATTTTGACCGTTTACGGCAAGGAGATCGTCAACTGGATCGGCGGTATGATAGGCGCCAAGAATGCAACTAATGAATTTAAGAAGTCGCTTGAATCAATCAATAAGAGCTATATCGAAAGTTTTGCAAAAGAGAAATCTGCTTTAGAAAGCCTGTTAATCACAGCTAATAATGATAAACTAAGCAAGGAAGATCGTATTGATGCTGTTAAGCGACTAAATCAGCTTTCTCCAGAATACCTGGGAGGTATAACCCTGGAGAAGCTGAAGACGGAAGAAAGCACCCGTGCTATCGATAATTATGTTCTATCACTAAAACGCTTATCTATTGAAAAGGCAGTTGCGACTAAGCGTGATGAACTTTCGGTGAAGCGGCTGGAGTTGGCTGATGAATATAGTGCTGCTAAGTCTAATCTGGAAGATTACCGTACTGGAAAAAAAGCTGGTAAAGCAACCTATATAAACCAGGGTACTGCTCAAGGTACTGCATCAACTGTCGATTACCGAAAAAATGCAGAAAAGCGATTTAAAAAGATTGCTGAAGCGGATCAGTTGCTTGTTGATCAAATTAATAAGCTGGATCGGTTCGTTCAAGGGCAACTGGAGGCGAGTACCGATAAGAAGGATAAAGATGTTGTCAATAGGAACAAAGCTTTCTATCAGAACATCATAGCTACCAATCAGGCTGCTCTTGATCAGCTGGACTCTTCAGCCGCCGATTTCAAGGCTAAATCTGCCATATACAAAAAGGCAATAAACGAAGCTAAGGAGAACCTTGCTGGCTATGATCCTACAGCAGATAAAAAGACTGCTGCTAAGGAGCAGAAAGAACTTGACCGCACCCTTAATTCAAGGAAATCACTGTTAAAGCGTATCGAAGCCCTGGACGATGAGTATGCCAGAAAAAGCTTTGATAAGGATGCTGAAGAGGTTCAGGCGTTGAAGGACAAGTTTGCCCAGATGCGAACCATTGTGGAGGATTTCAATAAAAAGAAC